CATCAGATTGAGCCATAGAATCAGGCGCAGCAGGAGGAACAGCCGCCGCAGACGCCTTGCGCTGGCCTTTAATCATTTCCATTAATTTATCTGACGGCACACTCATAATATCCTCATTTTTCCGCATTGTTAGTAAACAATTACTAACTTGTCAAATAATTCAAAAGGGGCAGTATATTTGGTATCCCCTGCCCCTCGCGGGATTAATCCTTACGGATTATTTACGGCCCTTGCGGGTTTTACGAGCTTTGCGAGCCATCGTAGTATCTCCTGTTTTGAGAGGCCACTATTTTGTTAGAGGGAAAGCAGCCATACCCTTTTCCTTTGGGGGAAACTATTACCGACGAGTTTTACGGCTACGTTTGTATTTTTTGTACATGTTTATCTCCTGTGAATTATCCCCTGGATAACCGCTTCGACGGTCTGTTTTGCGTCTTGTTGAAACTCTTGACGCCTTGAACTCGGTATTGCAGGTTAGGCTGATCTTTGGATATGTCACCCGTCGTTACGCGGGGTTGATCTGCCTTCGGCTGCACGTTCTTTTGAGCCATTATTCGCCTCCTACCGCTTTAAGGTCTGGCTTGCCGCCACTCTTTTGCTGTGGTTGCTGTTGAGCCTGTTGAGCCTGTTTAGCCTCCATGCGCTTCAGGCGGTCTTTCAATTCCTGTTTCATAGGCGGTTCCAGCAGGTCGAGCAAGGATTCCTTGTCGATAGCCTGGGCTTTGAACAGGTTGAAAGCCAACTGGCGCAAATCTTCGGTGAAGATCGGGCTGTTAGAGTGCGCGTCCACCTTGACCACAAAATCCTTGGTGAACTGTTCGGCAATGAACTTAGTGCCTTCTTCGGTTGTGTAGTGCGTGTTGTCGTATGTCTGCATCAACTTTAGATACAGGGTGGCAACCTTTTCGAGTGAATCTTCCACAACCAAGGCGCGTTTCTTTGCGCGGCTGGAACCAAGTCGGGCAAGCTGGCTGGCATGTCCAGCAGATCGCACTCCCGATTCCCCGCGTCCTTGTAGAACACTGACAATGCCACTTGCTTCCTCGAACATCTGGTCAATTTCTCTAATAGAACCATAAAGGTCTTGAGGTATGTTGGGTGCCAGTTTCTCGACTTTGGCATTAGGCATGTCAGTGGATAAGAGACCACCGGCGCGGTTCAGGGCAAAGTTCTTCTCATCCAAAATGCCACTAAAGCCCATCAGCGCAGTAGGTGGAGCAACCTGTTTCGAGAGCAGGTCAAGAATCTCGGTCATACGCCGATTCCGCATTTGTTGCAGATAGATCAGGCGTTGACACTCTGACTGCCCCCAGAAGTAATCGTATTGCGGGTTTGGCGCAATCTGCACAAACGGCAGTTCGCCCTTGAGGAACACGGACTCGCCAGCGCGGTCATAGATAATCACATCAGGCGTAGCCATCGTGACTACTTGGTAGTCCATTGTCTCGTCGTTCCACAGCCACAATTCCCGCATCTCAACCGTATCTTCAGCCACTCGCGCCTTGTAGCGGTTGTAGCCATACAAATCCAGATTGACGGTGCCGTAGATGGTCGGATTGGTCTGCGACATAACAATCCGGTCTACACCCTCAGGAACTTCGGTCGGCAGGGGATTGTAGCTGGCGGTAATACGGTCAAGGATTTGGGTGCGTTTCGGATGCGAATACAGACGCGCCATCAGTTCAGACTTGGTAACGTAGCGGTTTACGCAGTTTCCGCCGTGGAGGGGTTGATACCGTTTTTGGAGATCAGTTTGATGAATGTCGAGCAATAGGTCAGCGCCCATGTCAGGGCAGAACTGAATACTTGGTCGGCATTGGAATTGAGCCACTCGTCATTCAGTGCTTGAGTGAGAGTGGGTATTTTCTTGTGTTCTTGGTTCGGCACTGATGCGCCGATATTGATGCTGAATCGCGTCGTTTCCGCACTGTATAGGAAGGACGTAAGCTGATCCATGTGCGGGTAAATCTTGTTGTAGATTGCGGGGCTTTCTTCTGGCCCCGCCCCAAACAGATACCACGCACGAAGGCTGGAATAGTCCGCTTTACGCTCTGCTTTGGATACCTCGCACTTCTCGATGATGTCGAGATAGAACGCCTCACGTGCCGTGTGTTCTGTGGGTATCCGCATTTATTTCTTCAGAGATAAACCTTCATGGTCGGCAATGTAAGACGCTGCCTTTGGGCCTGTCAAGTTTCCCGCTTCCTGCGGTTTAATTCCAACCGATTCGCCGTGAATAGACCGGACAGCCTGACCAGACAACAGGGAATTCATGTTCAAACCTTTGAACCCGCCGCCCCAGATTGCCGCGTCACCTGGACGAGACTCACGCGGTTGCTGCGCTTGCTGGACTTCTTTCGGAACGGGCTTGTTGTCTCGGGTGTAGTAACCGGCCTGATTCTCGCCTTCACGGGTGGACTTGATGTTGGTCATCTTGAAATCTGCCGCCAACTGCTTGACCCGCTTGTCGGTGCGCTTGGTCTTGGCGCTCACGGTGCCTGGGGCTTGCAGGAACACCATCATCACATTTTCAGTGCATCCCTGCGGACAGGTCGCCTCGTATCCCTCAAAGTAACCATGCTCAAAACACTTGTAGTCGTGCAATATCTTAGCCATTTACTTTCCCCTTTAACTGTTCGTCAATACTATAACCACTATAATCTGCTTTATTAGCAATACCTACTTTAACCTTTATTTGACCATTAACAACTTCTAACCCTACGCTACGCACAAACTTTGGCCTGGGTTTCTTGCGGAATTCGACAAAACGGGTGGCATCTCGGTTCTGCATGATGGCTATTTCGCCCCGCAGCCAGGATTCGTAAGCCTTGCTAACTCGTCGCTGGATGTATTCGGTCAGGGGCAATTCCCGTTTGATGAACACATCTTTCATGGTGGACAGGGATATGCCGGAGAGTTCGGCAAAGAGTTTGATAGAAATGCCCCGATGAGGATCGGCAATAAACTTGGTCATAATCCTCAATAGTTCCGCTTTTGGAATTACTGGCTGCATGGCAATGTTTTATCCATATACACCAATGTTTTTAAGGTAAGTGCTTACTGACCTAGTGGTAGCCGAGTTGGTAGCAGTTTCGTCTTTAGACGGGTCTGGGTCTTGGCTACGAGAGGTCTTGCGGGTGACCTTCATCTGTATCAGGCGGGGCTGGACTTGCTCGGCATAGGCGGCTGATGCCAGGGCAGAGGCGATTACCCGATCATCCTTGTTGCGTCCAGAGGCTTCAATACTGCCGCCATCACGGACAATGGTTTTCATTTCCTCTAGCGTATCTTCGCAATAGATCGCCATCATGCCGCGCTCAAAGTAATCCTTCATGTAGGACAACATGCGTTCCTTGGTGGCAGAGGTGGTCATCCAGCCGATGCTGCTGGACAGGCTCCCCATGTTGTCATTACGCCGCCAGATGTAGTTCTGCATGTGGGATAGAACGTCCATCAAGTCCTTGCCCATCCGGTCACCCATAGCCGCTGCCTGACGCTTCAGGTTCCGCAGTTCGTTGATGACTGCCTGACCTGGCCCGTTTATCTCAAGGTTGAGGGTAGAGTTCTTGTAGGCTCCGGCAATATGGGCAATCGCCCACGCAAACTGATAGGTGCTCATTTCGGAGGTCGCGAACTCAAGCACTTGTTCCAGACCATCAGCGTAAGCACGATAAACCTGTATGCAAAAGCGGTCAGCCCAATCGCTAGAACCGTAAGCAGGATCAGCACCGATGACGTAATAAGCCGTATCAATGGGTTCTTCCCATACTTTGATTGTTGCCAGTTTCTCAGTAGACTTGATGCACTCGGTATCTTGAAAGTTGGCTCCCATTGAATAACGGTAATAATCAGGGGCTAACTTCTTGGCAATCTTCATGGCGTCGGTGCAACGCGCATTGCTGAAGTAAGAACTCCCCGTCATCACAAACGCATAGTCCTCGGTCGGCGGGAACTCCTGATACATCAGGGAATCATCCTTGATGCCCTCAAACAGCTTCCAGCGCCACCAGGCAATCTGACGGGAATTAATCTCTACCTTGTAGAGTTTCTTGATATCCCGCACCCATTCCTTTTCTTCCCCCGTGAGCTTGCCATCCCAATAGACTTTATACGTCTGTCCGTCAGGATCGAGGGAATAGAACTGGTTACGCCACCAGCCGCAGAAGATCGCACGTTGCGTTCTGGCACGTTTGGCAGTGGTATACATATCGTGGAACAGATTGAACCCACGGGCGGTAGATTCAAAGATATACAGCCGCATGGGGTTGGTTTCAGCCAAGGACGCCAGCAGCGAGGCCAGACCTTCCTCATCACCCCACGAACTTGTCTCAGTGCCATGCAGGTAGGTAATCGCCTTACCACGCCCCAGAGAACCCTTGGCCCTCAGCCCCGCAACCTGATAGAACAGCCGTGACCTATTCTTGAGAGAGAATTGATTACGGTTATGGGCTATCAGGGGGATACGGTATTCCTTCGGCAACCCCTCCATATACATGGACAAGGTAGACCGGAACATATCCCTGTTTTCTTCAGTATCAGTCGTTAAGGTGCCCTGCAAGCCTGGATTCACAAAGTGCCAATACAGGTCTAGCGCCAGACTGATCGTAGTAACCCCAACCTGCCTACCCTTCAATATCACAAAGAAATGAATGTCCTCTGCCAACCCCTTGGCAATCTCATCCATCACATACGTCTGGGTGCCCAACAACGGATTTAACTTCTGTAACCCGTTTTCCTTCGTTTCAATCTGCAACTGATTACAAAAACTGTAGAACTGTTTGAGATTGAATTTCATTACATCTCTGTCCTTTTGACGGCTAACCGGTAAGCCTCACGATAAGGACTATCCCTGTCCTCGCTGCACAACTTCCAACACTCCCTCAAGCTGTGCAGGTAGGCAGGATAATGTGACATAGAGTGCCAATAACGCAACAACTCATCCACAATGAATTGCTCATTCAAATCCCTGCTCTTGGACTTCTTCACGCTCATCAGCCCCAGGCTCCCTCTCCCATTCCTTACATTGCCGGTAAGCATACGCTCGCCACAAACGACAATACAAACCCTGATACGTGCCCTCACTCCACCGGCAAGTAGAACACCCGTTAATCCAACCAGAGTTGGACTCCACTACCGCTAAGTTACTCTCCATACCCGAACACCTCCATCAACCCGCTTGGCAATGAACTTCCTATCCAAAGCCTTGCCAGCAACAGCGTTCCTCTTACACATCATCACCAGTATCGTCTTACGATCACTGTCCACCAGAAAACTATCCCCTACCTCCATCCGATCATACGGATAATCCACCTTCGCCACCTTCTTAACCTCCGGTATCGCTATCCCACGCTCAATCGTAACTGCCATTCCATACCCCTTTCCATTCATCTAAACCACCCATTACCTTCTTCCTAACCCCACCAACAATACCCCCACCCTTGGGCCTACCCCTTTTCTTCCTGGCTAACAAAGCATCCCCCGTGGTTAACCATGCCCAATAGTGAAAGTAGCAATACCCTTTGCCATGATGCTTGCCACTACAACCTTTTACATTGCATACCTTCATTAGCACAGTATAACCAATAAACACTTATACGCAAAACACCCTTTTTTCTTGGGGGTGGAAGGCGAGAGGGTCACGCACCCTCCCCACCCCCCTGGCCATCACACGCCCATCCAGACGCAAGCGTGAGCGCATCCATACCCATCCCATGCCATGCCCACATCCGCGCATCAACACGCATCACGCAGCATCACGCATCGAATCAGCGCATCCTACCCATGCCCCATAATTTGACATAATGTGACGGGCGGGGAGTAGTA